GGGAGATCGGCACTCCATCATGCGCTCTAGAAAATGAGCGTTATGTCTAAAGACTGATTCAACGAGTCTAAGACTCAGAGAATCAGACGCAGACTTCAAGTCGATGGTTGCCCAGTTGTCGAGACGAGACCCCTCGAGAGCTAATTCTTGATTCAGCTCTTGTTGGGTTAAGGCGATACTGTTACGCAAGACGTTGCATTCGAGGATACTATCCCTCAACAACGTTTTGAGCCCCTGCTGAACGAATTGATTCAACATTGGTTCAATCGTAATAGTTCGGCGCGAAGAAGAATTTTTCGCGACCGAAATTAGTCTCGCCTTGCCTCTAGAGACTCCATATATGAAGGTACTCTCCTTAAGTAGTCGCCCGCTATCAGTACCGAGAGAGCTTCTTTTGCTCTCCTGACACTGACCATTCTCCCTCCTCGGGAGCCTGGGGGTAGGCTGCTTACGTTCGTCCAGCCCGGTCTCCAGAGTTTTAAAGCTCTCTTGACAAGGTTGAGAACGCGACATCGGTTTTCGGGAGTCATGTAAATCAATACCTGGCCCCCAGATTCCGTAGTCATGAAGCACATTACCGTCTCTCCAGACGGCTTTGTGTAGACCGATCCACTTTTGATTTGGTCTATATCCTTCATATACAGCACCGGGACCGTGTTTGTAGCTTCCATGTTCAATTTCCTTTGAGTTGAGGGAGTTGAGTAAGATCTTACAAACACGACCAATGAGATGATCGTGCCTGTCCGGTATAACAACCGTACTTGCACTCTCATCGCACTGGTAAAACTCGTTCACCGCCTTCTGATGAAGAAAGTCCTCATCTTCTGCAGATACTTGAGCTTTCTTGTAGAACTTCAATATGCCGTAGAGGCACTTGAGTACACCTTCGTCTGGTGATTCTACAAGGGTTCCGGTGAACGGATCGAAAACCTCACAGGTCATACCCATAAATAAACACGGGATTGACCTCCCTTTGGGTCGTTTAAAACCCTCGGGACAGGTGAACTGGCCAGTCGACAACCCCAAGAGTAGGGCGTCGGCAAAAGCCGGTAAGGCCTTGGTTAGGAAACCAAGACCCTCGTTTTCGAACCTTTTCTCAAGCGTGACACCGTCTCGCTTGAGGCCTTTCACACCAGGATTAAGCCTCTGGGAGTCTTCCAGAAGGCTTAGATGGAGAGCTATCCGACTTTTCATGTGACACCTCTTTACGGGGTAGTACATTCGGAGTCCGGTCAGCTTTCCCGCGGCCCTTAGTGAAATGGGCCGAGCCTCGCATTCTGGGAAGAATGCGGCGCCCCCTTCGCTTAAACCTTCTATAAATTTCTTGGCAAAGAATTGCCAAGTTACCTAAAAAGGCGACAGCGAACAGAACGTAGGCTTCGATAGCCTCTAATCTTTCGGGTCCATAGGAGTCCATTATCGGACTCCTTTCAAGGATCCTAAGACTGGAAGGCGACGAGCCTAGCTGGTGTTACCTCACTATCATTTATGTAGTCCAAGAGCGCTTCTACAAGGTCAACCATGTTGACCGAACTGTAGCCGTACTTCGGGGATACGATAGTGATACTTACAGACGCCGTTTGAAGCGTCGAAGCGTCCGAATAGGGATCAGGAGCAACTTTCTGTTGCTTCATCTGGACATAATGTTTCTGTCCACCTCCCTTCAGGAAAGCATGATTGGTAATAACGGTAAAACCGTTAGTATCGTCACGCCTTTCTGTCCCATAATCCTGGTTCTTCACAATCGGAAGAACCAAACTAGGAGTAGGGGAATTCGCGGCAATGGTAACTGGGTCTGCTAACATAGAACGTCTCCTGTGGCAAATTTATGAGCTCCCCGGACGGAATGTCCGAGGAGTAACATGGTTCATCCTCTGAGCAAGAAGTGCCCCGAGTATGCTTTGCTGGTATCCCGATAAGTTCGGGGCAGCAGTAGTGTTCACAGCCAAGACCGTAGCCATATCTTTACGAATTCGACATTCGTAATCCAGCCGACTCTCGTGGGAATTCTTGGTGACAGAAGTCACTTCAGATCTTCCTATAAAGTCTTCGGTAGTTATGTCAACGGCATTGGACTTCGACTCGAAGTTCGTGATCAATCGCCCCTTAGTGAGGGCGGTAATCATCCCCCAATTGATTAAGCTGGTATCCCGAGAAATGTTGTCAATTACTTCGACATAGTTTCCGAGACCAGTGAACCAATCGAGGAGCCAAGACCATGGAACTAAGTTATATATATCCGTGGGCCTGGGAACAGCACCTATTTGATCCCAAAATCTATGGGACTTAAAGGTAATATCATCCGGAGGAGGGAAGTCGAAGACCGCGTTTATTACTAAGCGCAACTCCGTCTCCCTCTCCAACCTATGGACACTCGAAGAAGAGTATTCATAGGGGCTGATATCGTAATCGAAGCCAGAGACTCCGTCCGTTTTGGAGGATGTAAGATTCCTCTTTGTACGGAACGTTGTTGGTTTCCCCGCTCTACGGATGAGAAAAGCGTATTTCTTGCTCAACTTATCCGGGAGTGCCAACAAATCTCGAACGTCACGTACCAACTGCTTCCAGCCAAAATGATAAGAGAGATATTCATCTGGCACCCGGGAAACCAGACCCCGAAACTCGAAGATCGAGTCTCGAAGCTTAGGTTTTGTACCCAGGGAAGCGAAGAGCGATCGGAAAGCCCGCACAGTTTCTTGTATACTCTTGAGACTGCGCGGAAGATCCTTTAGCTCGACTACGTTACGGAAGAGAGTGTATTCCCTTTTCAAAGGACTCCACTCCTTAAACATAGCTAGGCTTTTCTCAGCGATTAACTCGTTGAGATAGGCCAGCTCTGCCGTACGTAAGTTGTTATAATCGTTCAAGTAGAGTACAGCAGCTGACGGTACTATCTCACTCTTCCAATTGTCGCTCGATTCCGAACGAGTGTTCGCGGCACCGCCGCGTTCACTACATTCCGGACTCGGGATACCTTCGGCCGGGTGATAAATATAATGGTACCGATCCACTTTGCGAACAATCCTCGGACCGCTAATAAGAGTCCCATGGAAAGAATCCATGGTACCCTGTTCGCTGCCCAAAAGACGAGTTCGCCTAGTGGTGTCGTTGATCTCAGAGTGGAGTACTTGCTGAGTTGAAAGCTCAGAGTTAAGTGCTCCATGCGCTTCTAAATGTTCCGCTAAGGACGGAGACCAGCAAACCGATATCCCGCCATAATTTGGCGTTTGGGAGTCGGAAATGCCAGTAAACGTCCTGAAGTGCATACGCTGTTGTAACACAGACGCTACGCCCTTCTTGCGATTACGATTAGAAGGGGTAATCCTATGCGGCGCAACCTTAAAGTCTCTCAATGGATCGATGGCGAAAACCACCGATTTATGGATTCTTACCGGAATGTACTGCAGAAGAAGACCCTCAAGACCAGTTGCTGTCTTTAAGTTAGACAAGTACCGATACTCGTAGAAATTACGAGGATCCATGTCTTCGGGTAGTCCGCGTGTATCTTTGCGGATTGCTTTGGGACTGGTATCGGGAACCATCTAACTCTCCTAAGGTGTGAACAGGCTCGCTCTGTCAA